TACCTAAACATTCCGTACAGCTCCTCGTTTGATATTACCACGGATTACACAATTGAATTTTGGATGCGATCTGACTCGGTATCTGGGTACGCTCCAATCTTTACCCTGACTTCAGCATCGTTGAACTACTTTGCAGGAATCTACGTTGTTAGAAATGGTTCAACTATTACTTTTGAGACTCGACCAGCAAACGGATCTGGCTCGACTATTGCAGCTATTACGGGTGGGTCAATATCTGTAAATACATGGTATCATGTTGCCGCAAGCGTATCTTCAAATGCTGCAAAATTGTTTATCAATGGAGTTCAAGTTGGATCAACTACGACCTTTGCGTCTCGCACTTTCACGCCGACCGGAGCTAGGATTGGGCGTTTCGCCAACAATTACACCTCTGGGTTAGTTGATTTTCAAGGCTATATCGACGACCTCAGGATCTCCCGATTCGCTCGCTACGTCTCCAATTTCACGCCTCCCACAGCAGCATTGCCAACAACCGCATCATCCACGGTGGCCGACCCTTACTACAATTACACATCGCTCCTGCTGCACATGGATGGCACGAACGCATCGACAGCCTTTGTGGATTCTGGGCCGAATGCACTGGCGGTGACTGCGGTAGGAAATGCTCAAATCAGCACGGGACAGAGCAAGTATGGCGGGGCTAGCGGGTATTTTGATGGCACGGGCGATTATCTACAGATTTCAAACAACACCGTATTTGATTTGCCCGGAGATTTTACTGTCGAAGCATGGTTCTACGCATCTAATCTAGGCTCTAGTCCCTGCATTGCGGGAAAATGGGTAGCAAATAACGTTTCTTGGGCGTTAATAGTAGGAACTGCTTCAGCTACTTTTGCCGTTGGAAACAATGGAAGCTATGTTGCAAGCCTATCCTTTTCGACAACTTTAACAAACAACACATGGTATCACATAGCTGCAACGAGGTCTGGATCTTCGATTAAATGTTTTATCAACGGATCGCAAATTGGATCAACGCAGACGAATTCATCAAATTGCTCATCTACAAGTATTTTTGCAGTTGGATTTCTGAATTCGTCTTCGCCAGCCTATTTCCAAGGCTACATAGACGATCTCCGCATCACCAAATACGCTCGCTACACATCAGCATTCACGCCACCTACATCGGCTTACCCCAACGCATAAGGAGCAAACATGCAATATTGCCAAGTATCAAACGGTCAAATCTCCAGCCCACAGTGGCTGCCACAGTCCTTCACGACTGTATCCAACTTCAATGCTTTGGACGATGCAAGTTTAGCCACATACGGCTATTATCCGTACACCTCGTCGCCCATACCATCGTTTAACCCTGCAACGCAGCGACTTTCTCAGAGCTTTGCCTTTGATGGCACATCCGTAAGCGATACATGGACAGTCGTTGATCTGACGGCAGAGCAGCAACAGGCTTATGTGATCGAACGACTCACTCAAATCGGCAACGGAATCGGCTCATTTCTTGATCAAGCAGTATCAGTCAAACAATACGATTCCATTCTTTCAGCCACAAGCTGGACATTGAGCAACATCACGACTTACAAGTCTGAAGGTGATGCCGCAATCGCTTATCGCGACTCAATCTGGAGCTTGTTTTATAGCATGGTTCAGGCTGTTCAGGCGGGTACTCAGGCAGTTCCAACCGTGGGCGAATTCTTCGCATCCCTGCCACCGCTCTGGCCTATAAACAACGGTAACGGAACCTCTAACGGAACAGCTAACGGGCCAATCTGATGACTTTCAGTGCTGCCGCAAAGAACTTTGTCTTCCTCATCACGGTTGCAATCGTGCTGCTGATTGTTGATCTGATCAAGTGGCAGTCTGGCAACGTGACATGGTCTGAAGCGATCTGGGAAGTCAATCAGCACAGTCTCAGCTTTGCACTCGGGGTAGGCATTGTCCTGGGCCACTGCTTTACCGTTCCAAAGGGGACATCCAAATGACAGGCAGAGAATTTCTTGACTGGATGATAGGCAGACAAAAGCCATCGCTTGAAGAAATGGCAAAACGGATCGCACGGCAAAAGGCAATCGAACGGTATTCCGTAGACAGCAGAAAGCACGCCGAATTGGTGACCCAGCTTGTCAATGTTCCTCCACCAGTGTTTCAGAACTATCTGGACGATCCAAACTACACCTGGAATCCGTCAGTCATCCCAGTGCCACCCAAACCAAGGCCAATCTGAAGGACACGCATATGAACGACTGGATTGGACAAATCAACGCCCAGCAAGCCAGAGCGATAATTATCCGCATGGCTCTTGCAGGAACTGTAACTGCGCTTGGCGTTCTGAGCCAACACCTTGACTCGATTATTGCAACCACCAGCCCATTGGGCATGGCATTGGCGTTCGGGATCGCCCAAACGCTTATCTATCTCAACTCTGGCCAAACGCCACCAGTACCAAAGGGTTAAGCCATTGCGTATCGAGGATGTCATCAACCCTGACTATGGATGGATCGTACCTGTGGCCCAGGTCGTCACAGATAAAGCCGTGCAAGGCAGTTCGATCGACCCTTCGATTCCGCAAACCATGTATGCTGCCGCCGCAATCATTTACGCAATCGCAGCTTACCGCAGGTCTCTGAGAGACCCGAAGAAGTGAGCAGTCTCCCCGCCTACCGTCTCACCGTCGAGATGACAGGCGAGACGGTTACCATTTTGCTGATGTCAGCAAAATGGTCTCATTCCTCAGTCCCAGAAGGGTAAGGTGATCCTTGTTCGCAGAGTTCATCGTTCTTGCAGCTCAATCCTGTCAGTCTGGCCAATGTCCAAAGCAGACAGTGACCACAACGACCACCACAGTCGAGCAAAAAGAGGTCAAGGTTCAGTTTCGGCCTCCCCGACCAATCAACGGCAAGCCACGACCACCAAGAGCGTTAATCGTCAAACCAAGGCTGTTTGGGCCAAGGTTGATTTATCTTCAGCCAGTCGAGGATGCCAAATGATCAGCAAGATCATCATCCGCCTGTTAACTCCAATCATCGTGGAGGTGATCCGCGAACTGCTCTCCAAGCTGGCCAACGGCGAGCTGGTGAGCATCGACGAATCCAGCGTCAAAGCTGCGATGAACCAACGAGAAGAGTCGATTCAGGCACAGCTTAAATCTGTTCAATGGGAGGTCGGACTTTGATCAGTCTTCTGATCGCAGTTCTGCTTGCACAACAGCCTGTTCCCTCGACTCTGGTTCCGCCAGCAGTCGAGGAGCGGGTGGTGTTTAGCCATGCTGGATTTACCTACTTTGTGGGAAAGTCCAGTGGAAGTGTCATCGCCATTGAGCAAGGTGGTGTTCGACCTGTCCCGCCACCAGTACCAGATGAGGATGAAACAAAGCCTGAGCCGGTCAGTGGCATCAAATGGTTTTCGGTTGTTGTGGATGAATCCAAACCGGAGCAACAAGCATGGCGTACCGATCCAGAGATTCGCAAGTTACTGGAAAGTCGTGGGATACAGTACAGATCGTACATCGCAGGGGAAGTGGACATAGATCGACTCGGGTTTCAAACCACCGTTGGTCAGATAGGTTTACCGACCGTCATCTTGCAGGATCAGGCAGGAAAGATCGTCAAGTCTACGAGTCCCAAGACCAAGGATGACATCATCAAGCTGGTGGAGGTGATCAGGTGATTGAACTTCAGTCGTGGGTCACGCCAGACGGCGAAACAAGATACTTGGGAAACCATGAATCCACTCTCAAGCTAGCCTCTGGTAAGCAACTCCCAGATATTCCCGAAAGCGAATGGCGTGAATTTGGCCTGAGAACAGACGAGAAGTATTCGGTTAAAGTAAAAGACCAGAACGGCAAAGGGGCTTGCAATGGCCATGCAGCGGCAAGCAGTTTGGAAATTGCTCGGTACGTTTCTGGTGCTGCTTATGTCGCTCTCAGTCCTTGGCTCGTCTATGCTGATCTATGCAATGGTTGGGACGTTGGGTCGAATATTGCGGAAGCTCTGGTCTACCTTGAAAACAAAGGGACTTGCTCTGAGCCACTGGTTCCGTATGCGACAATTAATCCTTCAAGAATTCCTCAGTCGGCCAGAACTGACGCCAAGCGGTTCAAAGTTGAGATCGGATACAGGCTCAACACTTTCAACGATTTATGTATTGCCGCACAGCTCAGAATGCCGTTCAACTTTTCTGTTCCGGTCAACGCCAACTTTAACGTCCTCGACAAAGATGGTGTCCCAGGCAACCGAGCTGGATCACACAACCATGCTGTCACAGGTGGCATGGGAATGAAGCGGATGTCCAACGGGCAGTGGGCGATATTGATGCAGAACTCATGGGGAACCCGCTGGGGTTGGAATGGCTACTGCTGGATTACTGAAAAGAACCTGGGCGGAAACGGCTGGGATGCTTACTGCGTTAGTGCCACCGTGGCCGATCCAAATAACTTACCTCCAGTGCTTGCATAAATCGCACATTGAAACGCAAAACACCGAAGAGCAGGCTCAATGCCATGCCATCCGGCACGGAATTGGAGCGTATTGCCCGCCGGATCCTCACGGAGCTGGGCAACAACGTGGCAAAACCGTGGCTGGCGATTTACGACCGCAAAAAGGAAGCCGATCCATTCACGGCCCCGATTGATATGGCCGCCCAATTTATTCCGGTCATTGAAGCATGGATCGACGAATCTGGTCGGTCGTTTCTGGTGTCTCTTGGCCAACAGGATGCGGATCAATGGTTGGTCCGTGCACCAGAAGTGATTGAGGCCGCACGGAATGCGACTCTGGATCTGTGCCAGGAGACGATCGAGCAGTTCACGCAGGATACGCTTCGCACTCTGGAAGGCATGCGGGCTGATATCGCAGCATCCATTGAGGCTGGCGAAACGGCTGGAGAATTAACCAACCGAATCAGCACATGGATCAAGGACAACGCACGATGGCGAGCACGGCGCATTGCAATCACCGAATCAGCACGAGCCTATAACACCGGCCTGACAAGTGCTGCTGAGGGGCTGGACTTTATCGCCGGTTGGGAACTGCTCCTGTCCGGTGATGCCTGCCCGATGTGTCAAATGATATTCCGGTTATGCCCGGTCATTCCCAAGGGCGGAACCTTTGGCACGAACGGTAAGAATAAGACATACAAAGACCTTAAATTTCCACCATTCCACCCTGGCTGTCGATGCTCGCTCTTGGAAGTCTTTGAAGACGAGATGCCCAAGAATCTGAAGCCACCTGTCAGACCGGGTGAGAACGGATACCTACAGCCTTCAGACATCGACTTTGCTGCGGCTGAAGAGGGCGGTTACTTATCGGTTGCAATCGGCAACGCGAAATCATTCACAAAAACTGGCCGGATATTGGAGGCTGATAATGATCACTAAATCGACTGATTCCGGCATCACGAAAAGCGATACAGGCGGGTTTGTGGGCTATGCTGCCCGCTTCCTGAACATCGACCGCCAAGGCGATATCATTTTGCCTGGCGCATTTCAAAAGTCGATTCAAGACTTTATGGACTCAGGTGGTTTGGTCCTGTCTGACCACGAAAACAAAACATCCGCGGTGATCGGCACGTTGAATGATGCGACCGAGGACCGGTCTGGCTTGAAAGTGGATGTCACGTTTTCCGCCACAAAAGCCGGTCAGGATATCCGCACTCTGCTCCGTGAAAAAGCGGTTCGCAAGATGTCGATTTCATTTCTCGCAAAACAGCCAGAACGATTGAGTAAAAAGCAGGTCTCAGAGCTTTGGGACCGCTACGGATACAAGCCAAACGCAAGTCAAATCAGGCTCTCTGACAAGGGTGCAAATCTGATCAAAGAAGTGTCGGAGATTATCGAAGTCTCAGTGGTGCCGATCCCGGCCAACGCTGACGCTTCGATTATCAGTGTTAAAGCACACTCCGACGATGAAACACCGACCCCGGTGGTGGATGCCAAGCACCTGACGAAATTGTTTCGCCAGGCGGAATTGGCTGATTCGATATTGACCGCCGCCAAGCGGTAAACGAAAGGTTCTTAAGATGAGTATTGCAAACGAAATCCGCTCTGCGGCATCCATTGCCGAAGACCGCATCGCACTCGCTTCCAGCGTGATTGCATTGCGTGACGAAATCCTGGCCGCTCCCGACGATGTTCGGGCTGAGAAGTCTGCCGACCTGCAAGCCGCCAACGATCGGCTTGAAGCCTGTGACAAGGAATATTATCTGGTGAAGGCTGTTGAAAACGCCAACGCCATGCTTGAAAGCCTGTCGGCCAAGCCACAGCGCCCACAGCCAACCTACAAGGCGGCCACAATCGACCGTCGCAGTGGTCAGGTGATTGACGGTGGCGACCTTGCCAGCCTGACAGATGCCGAAGCGGTTTCCTCTCGTGATTATAGCAAGGCGTTTGAAGGGCTTCTGGAGGCTCGTGGTAACGTCGATCGCGTGACGAGCCGTAATCACCGCGATATGCTCGAACGATACGGTAAAGGTGGTGACAGGAACCTTGGATGGAATGAATTCTTTATTCCGTTCAGCAAGGCGATGACGCTGGCATCATCCACAAACGGTTCCAATGCTGTCGCCCCAGACTTCCGTTTTGATGTGATCACGCAACGCTCGGTCACGCCGAAGGCATTGCAACTCTGTCGAGTGATCACGACGAATGTTTCGAGTGTCACGTTCCCGAAAAATACCGACACCAACACGGACAGTGGTCGTGTCGGTACCATCGGCACTAACAATCGCCCAACCAAAGGCGAATCGCCAACAGCCACGGCGATCGACACCGGGCCGTTCTCGCAGCTCACCATCACCGCCAAGACTGGTACGATGGTACAGGATATTTCGGCTGACTTCTTTCAAGATGCGCCGGGAATGTCCAGCTACCTGCAACAAGAGTCGAGCAAATTGTTTGCGAACCGAATTGATAAGGAAGTCTTTTCGGCGACCACGCTTTCTGACTCACTGGAAGCGATTCTGGCCAACACCGGAATCGGCACCCAGCTTTCTGGCACATCGGCAAGCCTCGGCACTGACAATGCCAAGGTTTATGACAACATGGCTGATCTCTTTTTCTCGTTCAAGGAGAGCTACGCCAGCAATTTGTCGTGGGTCATGAATCGTGCAACGCATGGCAAGCTATATAAGGTCAAGGACTCCCAAGGTCTTCCTTTGCTTTCAGCTTTCCAGCAAGGCACATTCTCCAATTCGCCGAGCTATCAAATGTTCGGTATTCCGGTGAGCTATGTGGAATACATGCCAGCCTCTGGCGCAGCCAATGCCCGCTCGATCCTGATTGGTGACTTTCAGGAATACTACCTGCTCGTCCGCCAAGGCTTTACGGTCATCATTGACGACATGTCTAAGCAAGGTGATAACCTGATTCGGCTGAATTACAAGTACCGCATCGGCGGTGCTGTTCGAGATGCCAGCGCATTTGCTAGCCTCAAAGAAGCCGTTTCCTGAGTTTGGTTTTGTTGGTCAGCCCGGCGGGTCTCTCCCTGCCCGCCGGGTCTCATTTTCAAATTGAGGTAAAACAATGGCCGCTTACATCTCGCAATCTGAAGCAACCACCTATACCGATGTGATCGGCACTTGGCCCGCTGCCTCTGCCGTGGCCTACTTGTCGGCGGCATCGTCATTGATCGACCAGTATTGTGCCCGCACCTTTCTGCCTGCTGATTTGACTGCCGATGTGAAATTGGCGATCGCGTTAACGGCTGTGCATTTAAAAAACAATGGCCAGAATCCCGGTGTCCTCACCAGCGAACGAATCGGCGATTATTCTGCGACTTATCAGATGGCGACCACTGGTGGCGGTTTACCTGCGATGGCCGTGCAACTGTTGCAACCTTATCGAGTGGTGGTGATCGGATGATTAACGCGACATTTAAACTTGATTGGCAGGGTGGTGCATTTGCATCCCGATTACAGGGCGAACTTAGGCAGGCCGTCCAGAAGTCAGCCAGGCTTGTGCGAAGAGCGGCTGTCGATCTATTGAACGTGACTGGCAAGGCAGCGACACGCGATTTGAATCGGTCATCGAGCAAGGCTTTTAAGGGTTTAAACAAGACCCAAAAAAATGCCCTGATTCACTCAAACGGAATGGCCAAAATCAAGGGTCTGAAAACGATCAAAAGCGTAAAGACCGGTGCATCACTCACAATGGGCGGTTCTCACAATGGGGTCAAGGGGATTTACTGGTACGGTTCACCGTTGAACCGTTGGGTGAGTTCCTCTCCGGCTGGATCACCACCTCATAAACAGAGTGGAAATCTTCAGAAGATTAACGTCGAATACAGTCAGGGTGACTACAAGGCTAGGATAGGTCCACAGCAAGGTTTGAAGTACGCCAGAATCCAAGAACTTGGCGGCAAGGGATTAATCAGACTTCCACCACGGCCTTACATGCGACCGGCGTTTGAGTCGCAACAGGAAGCGATCATGTTTCAATTCGCCCTGGCACTTCAGAGGGCTGCGAAATAATGCAGACGCCACACGTCATCAACTACTTCGCAGCCATCGAAACCGTCTCCGCAACGCTCGGAGGGATCAACCGGACCTATCCGGCCACCGGTGTCGCGATGTCCGCGTTCGTGCAATTTCGGACCGATTCCATTGCGATCGTAAATCAGACGGAAGGCAACAACGTGATGGCTTTAATTTACGTCAACGGCTTATTCGCTGCCAAGGCTTATGACCGGATCAACTACAACGGCGTCTGGTACGAGGTCATGGCTGTGGTGCCCGGCAATGGGCCGCGTGGTACTCAGTACACTCGCTTAAGTGTGGGAGAGAATGAGCAGATATGAATATCTCGAACACAATTCAGGCCATCCGTGCCAAATGGTCGGCAACATTCCCTGACTTGCCCCTGTCGTTTCAACTGGCTCAGGCGACTGCCAAGCCGCCTTATGCTGTGCTGAGGTTTTCCCGAATCACGCCAAACGAACCCACCACAACCTATCGTGACTGGGAAACAACCGGCACGTTTTACCTGTTCGATGTATCCGACACTGCAATCATTGCCAAGGCTCAAACGCTTTCAGATACCTTTGATCGTGGCGTGATCACGGGCGTAGATTCATCGCTGGTGCAATCGGTCGAAATTGATGTCAATTACACCGATCAAGGCGCATTGTGGTCCGCCACCGTGCCTGTAGAGTTCCGTTGGACTACCTGACTTCCTTACGATTGAAAGGGCTTGAACCATGCCATCCACTCCCAAAACCACGTTCTATTCCACCACCGTCACGTTCGGTGGGTCGTCAATTGCAGCCGCCTCGGCAAGCTACACAGACTCGATTGAATTGGCTGACACTACCACCACTGCTGATGGTGGATACAAGTCGGTCACGCCAACGCTAAAAGATAGGAAGGCCACCGTTACAACTTATGTTGGATCGGCAAACAGCACACTACCAACCATCGGGGCCAACGGCTCGCTTTCGTGGACCGGTGGTGGGGCTGCGTTTCCAGCCTATGTGGCGGACGTTTCATTTGGCCAGGCACAGGTCAACGGGGCCATTCCTGTGACGATCACATTTCAAGGCAATGGGAATTAATCCGTGGCTAATCCTGCAAAGATCGCGAATCCTGTCTTTACTCGCGATTTTAATGGCACGCCTTACAGGGTGGGGAAACTCACTCTGGGGGCCGCCCTTGAAATCGAGTCGTATTTATCTGAACTAAAAACGCCGTATGAAATCCTTCAGGATTCCAAGGCGCTGGAACAAATCGGCAAGGAACTTGCTGATCAGCTTGTTTCCAAGGCACTTCAAGAGACTCACTTTTGGCCACCGGATGCAATCACCGCACTCTGTACCCAGAAGTTCTTGGTGAAAGCCGACTTCGGGATTGCATTTCTATCGGCGGTATTGCGGCACTATAACCCGCACTTGCAGCCGGATGAAATCTTGGTGATTGCCAAGAACGCCACCACGACCGATGTGGTCGAGATGCAATTGATTGCATTTGGAGCGAATGAAACCGACCCAAAAGACGAGAACGCCGCAGGTCAGCCGACGATGGCGGACCTCGCGAGCGAACCGATTGGAGTCGC